TCCTGTATTAATATGATCTCAACTTTTTCAGTTGAGAACGTGCTTCCTTCGTAGTTCATCGTTTGTGTTTTTATATTCCAGAATGACTCCCGTCTTCCTGTGCTTTAGTTTCCTTATCTGCGACATATTTATAAAATTTTTCTTTATCAATTGGTTCCAGGATATTTATTGCATAACCCATTTCTTCATAGGTAAAACAATCATTAAATCTCCAATCAAAACCCAATAACTCCATACATATCTGTATAAAGAATATATTTGGTTCAGATTTATCCTGTTTGGAGATTGACATATGTCGGCATGTTCCGAATGGTTGCCAATCGTGAGTGAAAACCACTTTGTGATCACGAATATATCGGGTAAATTCATCAGTATTACCTGGTATGGGTAATTGTTTATTTGAAAGATCCAACATATCGTCAAGATCGTATGGATGTTTTTCAACAAACAATTTAAGGGAATTTAGTGCTTCAAGTTCTTCATGACTTGGCATTTCGAGTATTTGCATGAAACGTTAGTTTTTACAAAATTACTAAACTATTTTTGTTTTTCCAAAAAATGATCAATAGTTTTTTTAAGACCCACTTCCAAAGGTGTGAATTGATAATCACCAATTACTTTAAGTAAGTTTGAATTATCTGTTGGTTTTCTGAATTGACCATCTGGTTTACTTGTATTAAAAACAATATTACCTTTAAAACCCATAATTTCACATATTATTTTTGTCACATCGCCAATTGATATTTCTTGTGATGTTGATATAATCAGAGGTTTTGTGTCTTCATATTTTTCAAGTAATATATCACATATATTGGCAACATCCTCAGCGTATATAAACTCTCTTAATGGTTTACCTGAACCCCATATTTCAAGGTCTGTATTATTTTGTATTGCTTGATAACATTTATTGATGATTGCTGGAATTACATGTGATGATTCCAGATCATAATTATCATTTTTACCATATATGTTTGTTGGTATTACAGATAAATATTTAGTACCATATTGCTCATTATATGCTCTTAATTGAACGTCAATCATTCGTTTTGCATATGCATAACCATAATTACTATCATGTGGTGCGCCAAGATGTATTTTATCTTCTGTTAATGGATAAATAACATTATCAGGAAATATGCAGGTGGATAAAAAACATATCATTTTTTTAACACCATGTTTATAAGCATAATGTATAACGTTATTATTAATCATTATGTTTTTCCTGAAAAATTCTGCCAGATGATCCATATTGGCTTTAACCCCACCAACTTTTGCCGCTGTATGTATAACATAATCGGGCGAATATAGGGTAAACATTTCATTTACCAATTTTTCATCCAATAAATTATAATCTTTTGATGATACTTTATAACCATCTTTAAATTCGCTTCCCACAAGTCCACTTCCACCTGTTATTAACTTAACCATTACTGTTGTTTTTATAAAAATCTAACCAGTACTGGATCATTTCATCTAACATAGTTTCAAATGTGTATTTAGGCTCCCAACCCGTTACCGATCTTAATTTTGTGCTATCACCCTTTAAAAAATTTAATTCCTCTGGGCGCATATGCTTATTTTCAGATATAACGTATTTTGTCCAATCCAAATTTAATTTACCAAATACGTATTCAACCAGCTCTTTTACCGTATGTGAAATACCTGTTGAACAAACAAAATCATCTGATTTTTCTTGTTGTAAAATCATCCACATTGCTTCAACATAGTCTTTGGCATGACCCCAATCTCTTGAAGCATCCAAATTACCCAAACTCAATACATTGGTTAAACCATAATATATTCTAACAGCTTCTTTGCATACTTTATTGGTAACAAAATTAGTACCACGTCTTGGTGATTCATGATTAAATAATATACCATTTGATATAAACATGTTATAAGAATGTCTATAATTCTTACATATATTATATCCATATACTTTAGCACACCCATATGGTGATACTGGTTCCATTTTGGTTGATTCTCTTTGGAAACCATCATCATCAATACAGTTACCAAACATTTCAGATGACGATGCCTGGTATATTTTTATATTGGGATTAATTATTCTTACAGCTTCGAGAAGATTTAATGTACCTATAGCGGTAGCTTGTGCTGTGTAGATTGGTTGATCAAATGAAATTCTAACATGGGATTGTGCGCCAAGATTATAAATTTCATCTGGTTTTTCCTCAGTTATAACTCTATATAATGAGGATAAATCAGTTAAATCAGCATAATGTAACGTTACTGATTTATTCCTTAAATGATCGATTCGTGATGTTTGTGTTTCAGCCAAAGAATTTCTCTTTAATATACCCGAAACAGCATATCCTTTATCAATTAAAAATTCGGCTAAATAACTTCCATCTTGTCCATTAATACCCGTAATTAATGCTTTCTTCATAATATTATATTCGGTATAATATTATGAAGAAAGCATTTTAATGTAAATAATTACTCAACATTATTTTTAGAATGCTGGTGCCTTGTTGATGCAGATGAACTCGCCCTTATCAAACGCTTTGGCTATCCAACGGTTTAGTTCAGATGCCTTGATCTCAGCATTGAATGGTGTGTTACCCAAATCCGATGATAATTTTAATACTTGTACTCCTTTAGTTTCAGGTGAATAATCAGATACCTCTTTATGATAGGTTTCTAAATAAACAACACAATCCTCAACAGTACTTATCGGGAACTGGTATATCTCACCGTTCTGTAATTCTACTGTGTAATACAGTTTACCAGCGCAATAATGGCTGAATTTTGCGTTAACCTTACTTTTATAAAGGTCCTTTTTTACATCATTAATTGTTAATGTGTTCATATAAATTTAATTATTGTTCTGTGGCTAAAGCAAAATTGCTAAACCCTTTTATGCCCGTTACCTCACCGACAATCTGTTTTGCGATTTCATCAGGAAATGTTATTGGCTGATCAATGTGTTCAAGTTCGACCTCAAGCATAACCAATTCAATGCCATCAATGCTATCGATTTCAAACTTTAAACCGTTGCACTCATGCACATATCTTTTTTTGGTTAAACGCTTAAACGCCTTTTTGATTAAATCATGGTATTGATCCATAGTTACATCCTCAAGCACCTCAATAAACTGACCATGACCAGTTTGTATCTTGTGAAGATATTCGAGCGTACTCTTTTTGTCACTATTCCATACAGTATCAAACTGATACCTTAAACGCTTAACCAAATCACCATCTTGTATATAATATTGTCTAATATCATATATATGGTCGAATTTAACTATTGGTATTCTTTTTAGAACGAACCTACGTTCAATTTCTGGTTTCTGCATTTTATTTCCTTTTTGATATTTGTTTACAAGCATTTCTCAATTCATCAATTGACTTGAAACCAATTTCTTTGGCTAAATCACCGATGCTTTGTACATCACCTTCCAACCAATGGAAGAATGTCACAATTGAGTTTGATTGTTTGTACTTATCGTAGTACGTCTGTAGCTGATTCATGATACAAAATTAAGAAATCATTTGAAATAAACAAAGGGATTAAACGAATATTTTTAGTGTCTATATTCGCTTATGGCACCCCTCAAACTGATGGCTGTAGCATAATCCTCATCGGCAACGGCAACCAATAATCTCTCATTCAATTCATTGATATGATAATTACTGAGATCTTCCTCAATAGGCTCACGTTCTTCTTTCAGAATCTTTACCCAACCTTTGAGGTATTTGATAAGGTTTTCTTTCTTTTTGTAATAGCCATCATCAGCCTGAGTAAATGTTTTTGTTTCATACACATCCACCTTTGTCTTTTTACCAAAAAGTTTACCCCAGAATGATGTCGATGGTACATAGTTAACACCCACCTTAACATCTTTATTGTGTGTTATCACCGTAGATATACCTGACTTATCCAATATGGCTTTATTTTCCATATATTCAAGATGACATATATCATCAGGGCTAAGACCAGCATCTGTTAGTTCGGTAAAAATTGTCTTAAATGGCTTGTTAGCAATTGGACACCATGCTTTTACGGCATTTTTCCAGGTTTTTTCACGTTGTTCCCCACCATTATCTTTCTTTTCAAACATTTTATGTTTGAACAAATTATTAGATTCTACTTTTTGTAAAAATTCATCACCATGTAAACCAAGAATTGCTTGTGATACAACACCACAATTACATTGATTATGTTTGTTCCAGTTATAATCAACTGTATCGTTTTCCAACGCTCTGATCGCTGTGTTAAGCGATTTAATAAGATTTTCTCTACGTGACATATAATATAAAATTAAGATGCTGATGAACAAGCCGAATGACCGAAACCACCACGTGCTACTGCGCCATTCGATACGCTAAAGCTACGTCCAGCTGAACTTGACTGGAATGAAGAACGACCACCAACTGATGAGCGACCAGATACACTTCTACCAACACCACTTGCTGATCTACCAACAGATGTTCTTACTGTTGTATGGTATATAACACCTGGACGGCTTACATAACCGAAATGTGGACTGTAGTAGTAATCTTGGTATATCCAGATTGGATAGTTGTAATCACCTGCGTAATAATCTACGTTTTCACCCTCTCTGATGTAGTAATTGGCAGCAGCCAAACTATCAGCATTATATAATGAGTGGCGTGTCTGTGGCGTGTTATTGCACGATGCTATTGATAAGGCTAATAAGCCAATACCTACGAATTTACTCTTTTTCATTTTTATTTTTTGAAGTATGTTTTTATATAATCTTTTGTAAGATCAAACTGAATTGTCATTGCGAATAACCAGCCCATAACATTGGCACAATTGCTTTGAAACAATAAACACAAAATAATAACCCAATTGTGTTTATAATTAACATGGATGGTCGGCTGACAAATCCTTTAAGTAAAATTGATCCGATATTCATTTTGATTATTTTACGGTAATGAAAATTTGATAGTTCTTTGGATGAATTACCATTGTGTCAATTTCTTGAGTATTACCATCACCATCTTCAAAAGTACGACCTGTGTTCAATGTATCCCTTACCATCGAAAGACTTTTCATTGTGTCAAGGAAAAACTTAGTCTGACTTGCATTACCAGCTTCATCATATACGGTTTTTTCCACTTTCAAAACATCAAAACCATCGTAATGTTTTGTGCTTACCTTGATGTCGATAGCACCATGCTTATCAAGTTGGATGTTACCACCACTTACTGGCTGTTGCTCATCACATGAGGTTAAAAAAAGTATTCCGAAAAGGAATATTCCCACTGCAAGGACAAATAATTTGGCAGTATTTCTGCGACTGTACGTGTACGTATTCATAATTTTTATTTTTTACAAAGATAAGTAATGTTTTTTACTTCACCAAATTTATTTTTTAATGAAGTAAGTATTTAATTTTTTTGTTTCCACATAAACATACTGTGGCTCATCTAACTTCCTTAATATATTTTTTTGTATAACTTTATACATCATATTAAAAATATGATTATCTAATAGTTCTTTTTTCTTCGACATGCGATGTTCATAATCATCAAGACGAATTATTTTTGTATATAGGTTGTCAATTGATACCACTTCAAACAATGTATCCCTTTTCTTTCTTTGCAGAATTGACCCGATGCTTATTTCCATAAAATTATTTTATTATATGCGGAACAAAACGTGATAAGTTATTGGTTATCAGACTGTCGCTTTCACGAACACCTATACCAGCACTTTCACCATCGATCACCCATGACCCGATAACGGCATTATTTCCATCGAAATTTGGCAAAGCAACATATTGCTGATAGATATACCCTTCTTCGCCATAATCACCTTCTGTGTGTTCCTTAACATCACCATCTTTATATATGGCAACATTAGCACCTTCACGTGAATAGATTGGTTTCTCAACATAATCTTTCAAATCCATAGGTGAATCGAAGTATGCTGGCAACAGATATGGGCTATCGGGAAAAAGTTCCCAAAGGATCGGCAAAATACCCTTATTGCTCAGGATTGCTTTCCATGCTGGTTCAATCCATTTGGTTTGATGAGCATCGACCAGAATATTTTTACCGAATTCTTCTTCGATAAGCCATTCCCAGGGATATAATTTGAATATGTTGTCGATTGGGTGATTATCGCTGTCAACAAATCGTTTGGTAAAACGATTCCAACCGATATCTTCCATATACACGAATTGCGTATTAAGACCTGCCTGATAAGCAACATCCCTCAGATATTCAACGGTTGTAAAGTCTTCAATGTTATCACCGATACAAGCAAAGTGTACCACCTGACCATCGAAATACTCAACACACCCTTTAAAGTAGTTAAGAAGTCTTTCATGAATTGAGTTGAACTGATCACTGTCTGGAAACACATCGTTCAACCAATGCCATTGTACCACAGCACCCTCATAAAGAGAGGTAGGGGTGTCGGCATTAAATTCGAGCATTTTTGGTGCATTTACACCATCGTAAGAAAGGTCAAAACGACCATAGAAACTTGGTTCCTCATTATCCCATGAACGTTTGATCAAAGGGATCAATTCTGGGTTTATATACAGCTTTTCAAACAAGTTATTATCAATAACATGTTGAACAGCCGTAAGGCACATCTGGAACAGTTCATTCGTACATTTCTCAAGTTCATTTACCTGATTCATGTTGAGCTGGTAATATGCAGCCTCATTCCAATACTTGTTATCAAGCGAATGGAACTCAAAAGAAAGTTTTTCCAGTTTTTCAACGTAATTGTCACGTGGTGCAATTGCAATTCTTTTCATTATTTATTGTTTATAGGACAAATGTATAATGAAAAATCGGAACCGCCAAATAAATTACGTATATTTTTAAATAAATTTATTAACCTTTTAAATTAGATACTGTGTTTTCTATTTTAGCCACCTGGTCTGCAAGTTTTTCAAGCTGAGGTGTAAAAGGATTTTGATTAGCCAATTTCTTTTCATTGGTATCAAAATAATAATGATATATTTTGCACCAAGGAGCAAGATTTTTTAAATCGGGCATCATTACATCACCGATTGAATCATCATCAATGTGTGATATGTGTACTTCGGTAAAAAATTGAGCATATTTTTCATATGTCTTTTTACCACCAATACACCAGATATCATCGGTATCATTGGTAATTACATACCCATCTCTTTTATCATCAACAATAATTGTGCGACCTTTTAATGGTGGTAATTCGGATGCTGTATTATATCCAACGAGCAATGTTGCACCCATTGTCATAGTTTTGAAGTGTTTGAAATCATCTGAACAATTCCACATGATTCGATTGTTTTTCCCGATGTACCCAAGATTATTAAATGCGAGTATTGCTCGTAAACCTATATTTTTTTCCATATAATATCTTTATATTTTTTATTTTTGTATTTTCTATCAGATTTTAACATACGCCATAATGTTGCTTCACTAATACCCAATAATTCATATGCTTCACGATGAGAATTAAATTGATATACTATCTTACCATCGCTGTCTAAACCAATTAGTTTTTCTGAGTTTTGTTGTCCAATTTTTTTCTTAGTTTCTTCACTAACTGGCTTATTATTAAATTTACGAGCTATTGTTCCGAGTTTTTGCATTTCTCTCATTTTTTCAGGATAGCTCCTATCACTTATTTTCTTTTTTTGTTCTTCCGATAATTTTTTTCCTTTACGAGCGTTAGATAATTTTTCTTTGTGTTCATCACTAAATACTCTATTTCTATTAGCATCCCCAATTTTTATTTTAGTTTCCTCAGCGCATGGTACTCTAACTTGATTTTTACTTATTTCGCTTAATAATTTTTTTGTTTCTTCTGTATGTTTATACCCATCAAAACGTCCAGCTGTTTTAAGTATTATGTATTCTGGTTTTATTAAATCAAAATATTTTTGTTCGATAATTAATAACTCATTTGGTTCACATAATTCTAAAATTTCAAAAACAAAATTATTCTCACCATACTTATTAAAAGCTCTTTGAAGTGCTTTAGAATGATGTTGATTTTTTCTTAATTGTCGTTTATGCTCATACCAACGTTTTTTAATAGTTTTACTACTACCTATATAACATTTATTATTAATAATGTTCGTTATCTTATATACACCTATATTCTCCATATTAATAAATATATAGAGAAATAGCAAACACCAAAAATTACCCAAGATTATTAAATGCGAGTATTGCTTTCATATATTATTTCTTTAATATTTTAATTGGCATTAATATTGTGGCATCCATTATTGAATCCTGGCATAATTTACCATTGCTATCATATCCAGATACGCTTGAATCTTTGACAATTATTTTTTCATTTTCCTTGTCAATGTAATGACCATCACATATTTTGGCAGAATTAATATGTATACTAATACCCCACTCTGGTCTTATAATCACAGTTCGATCAAGATATATAGTATGTGGGTTAGCTTTTAAAAAAAGCATTAACGGTACTTCAAATGTTTCTTCCATTTTATTTAAAAATCTTTTTTGTTTTTCTTTCAATGATATCTGTTGATGATTTGATTGATTCCAATGGATCACCATCATATAATATATTGCAAACATATTCCTCACCCTCATATTCCTTTGTTTCCATTGTAACATGGTCAACATTGAATTTTTCATATTCAGCCAGGAACAATTCAAATTGATAAAATAGACCTTTTTCAAATGATTCGGTTAATTGATAATGACCATGCATTTTTGGTAAATGATCAACCTCACACATGTTCAAATCATCATATATGAATGTTTCAAATACCTCACCATTATCATCAATAATTTCGATTTCAAGGTCTTCGGCTTTAACGCCATATAATTCAAAAATACTTGGTAAACCTTTAATATTATCAGGTGATTGATATTGTTCTTCTGTTAACTTGTTTATGGAAAGGTCAAGTCCATGACCTTTAACGTTAATAAGATAAATTCGCATTAATTACGTTTTCCAGATAAATATATAACACTTTATACAAAGTTTCGTATCTCTCTGTCAATATCACGATTTTTTATCGTTTGGCGCTTATCGAAGTCCTTTTTACCCTTACATAAACCAATCTCCATCTTGAACAGATAGTTATTGTTTGAATATACACTTAACGGCACAATGGTCATACCCTTATCCTTTTCAAGCTCCTTTTTGAGCTTGTTTAGTTCGGTCTTTTTAAGCAATAATTTCTTATCACGCTTCGGATCATGTGAAAATGCTGTTTTGGTTTCATTAATAAGAAAATTCTTAACGAATAACTCATTACCAACAAAATAACAATAACTGTCAACAAGAGAAGCCTTACCATCCCTTAATTGCTTAACCTCAGAACCAGTTAACATTAAACCAGCATTCTCAGTCCTAACTACATGGTAGTCAAATCTGGCTTTTCTATTCTGTATTGACATATTATAATTTATTTTCTATTTCACCATTACGGATAGCGGTTGATGATATATCATCCATATCCAGATTGCTATATTTGAAGTTGTCCAGGTGTGCCTGATAAACAGGTATTAATGGCGCAAATTCCTTTGTATTTGATTGGCGCTGGCTGATATACCATTCAACGTTTTTAAAGTCAAATTTATAGCTTGTAAAGCGCATATCTTTATGTGAAACATGTTTGTTGAAGTGATCTTCCCAATCCCTGAAAAATCTTTCCATTGTATCTTCACCGACAGGGAATACAATATTAAGATCTGGGTAATGTTGTTTGATCTTTTTAACGTTTTCAATAAACATACCGCTTTTTGAAACAATAACGGTATATCCTATTTTGGTTAAAGCCTCGATGCGCTTTAATAAAACTTTTTCATCGTTATTGCCTTTGTCACATGTATTTAATGATAACATCAATACATGCGGGTAATCAGGATATGCTAATTTGGCATCATCACCAATTTTCTTATGCATCCTGTGGAAAGGATTAAATGAACCTTTCTGTAGTATGATACCTCTCTTTTCACCTTTATTCTCACGTATCACATCCTCAAAACGCTTAATACCACCAACACGTGCAAAACAAAGAAAATTTTCTTTTGATTTATCGCTAAGAACCTGTTGGTTTACCTTTAATGTTTCCAACATATTTTTGATATAACCATGATCCATGTTGTTTAACTGCTCAACATCAAAATTCCAAATACCATCAATATGGTTTGACGTAATATCCCTTTTTAATATATTACAATAAATCACATTTAATAATTCTGTCTTTATTTTGTTTATCCAGGTTGTTTTTCTGGTATGTATATCATGTATCTCATCACGATAGAATGAGAAGTGATAAACCAAACCTTCTGAGGCTGTATATAAACGCTTATCTTCCTGTTTGGCTATTGCCATATAACCATGTGTTAAACCAGCCCCATCATCAAGTTGGAATGAGGTAACGATGGAAATGTATTTACCACTATCAGTAAATTGTTTAATGTATTTGATATCTTGTTTGGCAACATTAGCAACAAACTCTTTACTTACACTACGCACATTTTCAATGTTCGGGAAGTTATACATATCCCTCTGGATTTCTTTAGAATATGGTTGTGAACAACTCATTACGAATTGTGATGCACCTGGTTGACTAAGAAACGCATTTGCTAATTCCGCACCATGACCGCACTCAACGATTGAGGCTTTATATCCGCTCTGGATTATTCCTTGTAAATTCATTTGTTTATTTTTTATGTCTTATATCACTTAAATAACTTACGGCAGCTTCCACACTATCAAACTGTGGCACATTGTATTTGGCGCATTCGTAATCAACGTTTGCTTTACGCCAAAAACCTTCTGGACATACCATCAAAATTTTACCAGAATGTATAAACTTACCAAACTCATATAAAGAAATTGGTGACATTGTACCTGGTTGTAAATAAATGATAATATAATCGGCTTGGTTAAGGGCGTTATCTTCCCAACCAATTTGCTGATTCATTTGTGGATCAACATAGTCTTGTTTCCAAGAGGAATCCCAATCTTTACGTCTTGGGTTAAATACTGTAAACCCTTTCATTATAAGAGTACCAGTTATTTTTGATTGCCAGTCTTCCGCTTTACCTTGTTCAATAGAACCCGCTAAAAATACCGATGTTAATGAGAAATTCCTGTAAGCTATATTGCTTGGTGATTCAAAATTATTATTGTGTACCATAAAATAAAAATGCCCTATCTTTTTATAGGATAGAGCAAAATTAAGAAATTATTTTCAGAAAACCAAATCAATTTACGGTTTAAATGTAAATCCTGTAAGTTTTTCTACGTCAGGTACTTTAACCTCCCAATGAGCCATACCCATAGGTTTATCAAAAGTATTATCCATGATATAAGCAAGATATGTCTTTGTTTTTACAACATATATAACTTTCCAACATTTGGTTGGTACAACCACATTGTGTACACCGAATTTCTTAGCGATACCAACAGAACCACACCACACATATACGCTGTCATTAGCCAATGTTAATTGACGTGTTTGTTCCTCAACTGACTTCCAATCACCAGCATTTGTCGCATGTGGTTGTGGTGCCATATTTGAGAAATAGAAACATTCTACCAATTCGTCAGCATCACACTCGTTATCGGCTGCTGGACACATATGACCTCTATCATAACCCGAACCAACATAATCCTTTTCAAGATTTGTTTCTTTGTATAGATATGGATCTGGTGCAAATTTGTCTTTTCTTGCCAATTTATCAGAACCACATTCAACCCTGTTCTTTGTATTAAGCCAATGTACCAATACTGGATATTTCAAAACAGTATCATACATAGTGGAATAACCCTTATGTTTAAGCTCAACACAATTCTTTAAATTGTTTGTACTCTTAGTATTTACCTGCGCCCATACAACTACTGCCGTGAGGCACAAAACCACCAATGCAATTAAACCAAATTTTTTCATTTCTTCTTTTTTAAATATTATTTTATTATTCTTTAATAAATATAAACCTTCCTGAACGAAACCTTCTATAATTATTAACTCAATCCAATGTTTCATCAGCATCACATCATTCGACTGATGTAGCAAAACATATGACATAATTATAATCAAAAAAAAGACGATTGTACATAGTTTTATGTAATTCTTCATCACATTAAATCTTTTTCTATATAATCGAACATTTCCTTATGTTGTTCTTGATATAGTTGTTCTTTAAATTTAGTGTACTCCTTGATGTAGGTTTTATGCATTGATGACCCCTCTTGCTTACTATAAGTCATGTTGGCTATGCGATCACATATTTTGGCAAACGCAGCATATGGTGTTTGTCTAATGTAGGCATAATATTCATCGTTTGCACGTTCCTGTCTGGTTTTACCCCTTAAATTGGTGCAAGCATAAGCAATGTTGGCAGCTATTTCCGATTTTGTTATCTTTAACACATCGTTATAGGTTAAACGAGCATCCTCAATACCATCATGGAAGTATATACCTGTTTCAACATCAAAATATACCTTTTCAGGTATCAGGTGTTTAAATTTCCTGGCTGCATCAACAGCCATATCCAGGTGGAATATATAAGGGTAATTTTTACCATTGGAATCATACCTATGGTTGGTGTCAGCATGTGCTTTTGCAGCGTGATCTCTATTAAAATTATAGAATTTCATATTACTTTCTTTTTTTATTTATTTTTATTTTAAAACCCAAGCTCGTGCTTTGGATTGTTTTAACCTTATCTGTACTTATGTAATTATACACATTCTGTATCACAAAGTTAATAGGTTTATGATTAAATAATATTATGGATGATGACCCCCATATATTCATATCTTTAATATCATTAACATTTGGCTGAAAATAATATTCAAATACAAAAGCCACATTTGTATATTCCAGCTTTAGTTTAACCCTAAATGAATTTCTGAGAATGGATTTATATTCAATATTTGCATATTTTCGGTACTCATGTAAAATACAGTAAGATACCGAAGTAGTTACATGTTCCTTGTATTTAAAATGTTGACTGATACCAGCACCAATCAAATTATCACTACTGATACCCCTGATATAGGAACTATTATACTGATGAACAATAAAAACCGATAATTTTTCATCACGAAACCCAATATTCTCTTTTAAGGTTAACTCATTACCAGTAAGTTTTTGACCTGTATATGATAAGTTATAGTACGGATTAAAATCACAGTAAAAATTGTCTTTTACAAAGTGATTATTACAAGTAACCACCAAGGAGGGCTGATCACCGACCTTAGTGGTATTAAATGAACCTGTAACATTATTGTCCAGGTTCATTTTAAATTGTCCGTTAGTATAAAGTGGTAAAGCCACTAAAAGGATTATTATTAACTTTTTCATACCACAAATGTACTAACTATTTTTCATAGTGACAAATATTTGTTTTTACCATGAACTTCCGCTATCGAATGAGGAAGATGATGAACTACTATCGTAGCTACTGCTGCTCCCACTATCGTAAGATGATGATGAACCGCTATCATAAGATGAATGTGATGAGCTGCTATCAAATGATGGTGAGCTTGACCAACTATCCTGTACCGATGGTGATGGGTCTGGTGTATAGGTTGGTGAGCTATCAGGAACATATGTATCAACAGTTGAACTGTCAGGTACATACGTGTTATCTGATTGTGGTATTGACATATTTAAATCCATTGTTGCATTAATAGCATCATCAATAACATCAACAATACCATCGTCATTATATGTATCATCTTCTTCAAAAATGATTGCTCCACCAATACCAGTAGAAGTATTAATTTTAACGTTTTTCCTATATTTAACGTGTTTAGGTACATCCCTTTTAGGTGCTTCCATTAGGATAGTATGTGTTGATGGATATTCTATTGATTCTCCACCAGCTATAGGTCTTTCTTTAGGTTTTTCTTTAGGTTGTTCAGGCTCATCATCTTTAAAGGCATTTACCATAAGGTAAACCAATAAACAAATCGAGGCGAAAGCTGCTACACCAAGTAGCCAATAAAAAGCGGTCATTGGTTGAAATGTCTGCATCATAATATTTAAATTTAAATTGTTTAAGATTAATTGTTGATTTGGCTCAATGCTTCCATCCTTGTACGGACTTCTGCCAGAGTTGTTTGGTTATAAAAATTTCCATCTTCGTAGATCACATGGAGAATACCCATTGCTTCCTGTTCAGGAGTACATTGTGTATGTACAACAAGGTTTTCATCTACCATGATAAGACCTTTCAAAGATTTCTTCATACCGCTGTCAGTCATAGGATCTTTGTAGATGTCATGCCCTTCACGAACACCATCAATCAAGGTTTCAAACCATGCACCCTTAGCAGCCCAACCAAACGTATCTCTGGTATTGAATTGGTAAGTGTAAGAACCGATACCAAGTACGGTGTTTGCAGCACCAAAACCATTTGCAGCCAATCTGCGATAGATATCAACCTGGATATCCAAAGTGATAGAATCACCATAGATTGCACCAATATGTGGATCAAGCATTTTATACTTGTTGCCATCACCACCGTTTACTTCAACACCACCGAAGATTTCCCACAGGCATTGAATAAGACCTTTACGGTAGAAGTTAGGGAAGTATGCTTCCATTTCACGATTAGATAATTCATTATCGTGACCGCAAAGCATATCTGTAGGTGTTAAACCTTTAGGGCTGCTGTCAGGACGAATAACGAGCTTACCGTCACGTGCCATGATCATTTTTTTCAAAATGGTAAGATAACCATCTTCTTCTGGAGTAACAACACGTGTCAAATCCATAGTATCCATTACGGCAGAGAAAATACCCTTTGGAAACGCTTCCATCCAATATTTAAGCATCTCCATTTCACCCATTGTAAAGATACAAGTGGTAGATACGCTATGCTCAGATGCGTTTACAGATTCAATTGCAACCTCATCTTCTGGTTCGTTATAGAAGTAACGAGCAGCTGGGATAACAACGAGTGTATCAGAACCCCTGAAATTTGCAGCATGACCAAGACCAGAAGAAATCATAGTCCAAGGATCAAGACCACGAGCAGAGAAGTCGTGACAAAGGTATGGTATCAACCATGCCATTTCAGGGCAGGTCTTCATAACCCATTCAACGAGATTCCTACGATATTGGAGTCCGATTGTTGCTGACGTAGATGGTTTCCACGCCAAAGCAGAAATAATTGTTTCGAGAAAGAGAGTCAACCATGCAAAACCATCAACAGTATTGATGAATGTCATGTGCGGAACGTTAGGATTAGTTTCGATACCCTCTGGTAAAGATTTGATACGAATAGGTAAATAACCTAATTGGTGCAATGCGATAAAATGATCGCCATTGAAGTCCATGCC